TATGGGATCGGGCGACGTTGCATTAGATACAAGGGAGGGCTATAAAGGCCATGAGAACGAAAGTCAGTCAGCGCGTGGTGCGGGCGGTCGTGGCGGCGGCGATGCTCGCGGGTATCGGACAGTCGGTTGCGGCGCAGGAGGTTCGGACGGTGCGATATTACGTGGTCCCAAAGGTTCCGGGCGGGCCGTTGCCTGGCGGGTTTGTCCCGAAATACATTCCACTGACGGTTCAGTGGCAAGCGATGGATTACGGACTCGAAAACACGTACCTGGTCGGGGCGAACGTGACGGACGCACAGCACGCGTCGTTTTCGAGCAACATCGACGTGATTTCGATTCCGCCCAACCTGGACGGCGCGATCGGGCTGGTCGCGGTTGATCAGATTCGGGCGGGGCTGTCATCGCTCCGGGTGCCGTTCGATTGGGTCGCGGACACGAACACATGGCGCCAGGTGATCCACATGACGGGGTGTATTTTCCAGATCAACCAGCGGTACGAGTCGCTGTCGGGAGGGTCCACCCTGTTCGATAACGGGTCCGGCGGCAAAATGGCGCTCACGGCGCGATGGAACCAGCTACCGCCAGCGGTCCGCACGAACCTGACAGCGACGGCGGCGGCGCTGGGGCTGAGCATGAACGGGATCGGCAACACGACTACGCTATCGGCGGCGTTGCAACTCTTGGCCGGTCAGATGACGCCGTTCGTGCTCTCTGGACAGACGTTCTAACGTCGTCCACGCGAACCGTGTTCGAGGCTCCTGCGCGGTTGGGTGTCAATTCGTTGACAAACCAATCGCGCCGGGGCTATTGTTATTTCCGGGCCTGAAACGCATCATCTGGAAGGGGTTGCATGGCACTACGCAAAAAGATCACGGCGGCGGAATACGCGGCGCTGGCTGATCCGATCAAGGCGGAATACGCGGCCGATGGCGACGGGTTCGCGCTCCAGGTCGATGGTGGAGACGATGCCGCCGGACTGCGGAAGGCGCTCGACGCGGAACGCAAGGCGAAGCGCGACGCTGATGCAGAGCTTGCGAGGCTCCGGGACGAGTTCAAGGATCTGGATCCGGAGGCGGCGCGCGAGGCGCTCAAGCAAAAGCACGAGCTTGAGGAAGCGAAGTTGCTGAAGGCCGGCGACGTTGATCAGATCGTGGCAAAGCGCACGGAGGCGCTCATGCGCGATTACGAGAACATGATCGCGGCGGCGAAGCGGACCGAGGACGAGCTACGTAAGACGCTCGACGCGACAAACGAGGATCTGTCCAAGCGGGTGATCGACGGCGCGCTGATGGACGCGTTCACGAAGGCCGGCGGGCGGTCGTCGGCGTCCGAGGACGTCATTCTACGCGGCCGACAGGTCTACCGGATGAAGGACGGCAAGCCTGTCCCGATGCGGGGCGACGAGGTCATTTACGGCAAGGACGCCGGCAACCCGATGTCCCCGGAGGAATGGGTAGCGTCGCTGTCGCAGACTGCGCCGCACTTGTTCGAGCCGTCCGGCGGCGGCGGAGCCGAAAACCGGCGCAACGGCGGCGGCGGCGGATCGTTCGTGCTGACGCGCGAGCAGGCGCGCAATCCGCAGGCGTACGCGGCGATGAAGGAACGCGCGGCGAAGGCTGGACAGCAAGTCGAAATTCAGCCACAATAGCATCGCTCGCGTTGCTGTCGATGCCTGGTCGCGCAACGCACTCTAGTCGGAACTGAATATCCCGCAGGGACGGGGGACTCGGCGAGATGCCAGTCCCCCTCACGCCGAGACGGCTACCGAAGGGATGGAACCGGATCCATTCTTTTTAGGAGAGCCGTCAATGGCGAACGCGGTCAATCTGTACGATCCCCTCTTTTACGCGAACGAGGCGATTCTCGCGCTGACCCGGCAGTTGGGTTTCGCGGCTCGCGTCTATCGCGGATTCGACCGCACGCCGCAGGAACGCGGATCGGTCATCAACATCAACAAACCTTCGACGTTCATCGCGCAGGACGCTCCGTCCACCGCGCAAGACTTGAATCCCGGCAGTACGCAGATGACGCTGTCGTACTGGAAGGAAGTCAAGTTCAAGCTCACGGACAAGGAACTGACGTTCACGGGCGAAAAGATCATCAACGATCACATCCAGCCGGCCGCGTACGCGATCGGCCTGGACGTGGACTCGAAGATCGCGGCGCTCGCGAAGGACATTCCTTGGTACGTCGATACGTCGTCCCCGGCGGCGATCACGGACATCACGGCGGCGCGTAAAGTGCTGTTCAACAACGGCGTGCCGATGATCCCGGGTATGCTGCATGGTGTCGTCGATGGGACGCTGGAATCCGAATTTCTGAACCTGCCAGCGTTCAACCAGGACAGCGGCGCGGGTGACGTGGGCGTCGGGACGCAGTTGACGGGCACGCTCGGCCGAAAGTTCGGTTTCGAGATTTCCGCGACGCAGAACACGTACACGCATGTGGCCGGCGTCGCGGCGGACGCGGTCGGCGCGCTGACGGCGCAGGGCACAGCGGGCGCGTCGTCGATTTCGTTCAACGCGGTGACGGCGTCCGGCACGTTCAAGGCGGGCGATTCGTTCGTCATTGCCGGCAACGCGCAGCGGTACGTGTTCACGGCGGACGTGGCGGCGGACGGAACCGGCGCGGTCGCGACGGCGTTCATTTCTCCGCCGCTGGCGCAGACGTATACGAACGGGTCCGTCATCACGATCAGTCTGATGAACCATACGGCGAACCTGTTTTTCCATCGGGACGCGTTCGCGTTTGCAACCGCTCCGCTGACGACGATGGCGAACCAGTTGGGCGCGCGGGTCGAGACAGTGATCGACGAGGTGTCCGGGATCGCGCTCCGCTCGCGGGTGTTCTACGTCGGCGACACGTCAAGCGTGTACGTGGCGCTCGACATCCTGTACGGCGTCAAGACGCTGGATCCGAACAAGGCCGTTCGGCTCCGCGACTAATGATCGATTCGCTGCCAACGGTGACGATACGGGATCCGAAGGGTCGGCGCCCGTTCGTCATCATCAACGCGGCGGATTTCGATCCGGCCGTTCACGCGCTGTTCAGTGAGGACGAAGATCATGAGCGACAAGACGACGAAAAAGGACGCGGAGAATCCCCCGGTTCACGAGAATCGGGCGGCGGGCGGGGCGGGGGATCTGATGGGATCGAGCCTGGGGACGCCGGCACCATCGACGCCGGCTCCGGCGGTCGAACCGGAGGATCCGCCGAAGTCGAAAAAGGTCGAGCCGAAAAAGGCCGACCAGAAGGGCACGCCGGCACCGGGCAACAAGGACGCTCGGAACGAGGCGCAGGTACAGGCGCCGAAGTCGGGCCGTCCGCGCGTCAAGGCGGATCCGAATGCACCGAACGAGGACGTTACCGGCGAGGCGCCGACGCATCCGCCGGATCTGGCCGACAACCAGCACGGAACGGCCGGCGCGTGGCCGAAGTCGTCCGTCCGCTCGACACCGATGGACATGTCGGGCATGAGCGATGAAATGGCGCTCGACCAGATCAGCCGCGAAATCTTCGCGAACGTGCTGTACCGCTGGCTCGAGGACGAGCGCGCGTCCAAGGAACCGCGACAGAACGTGATTCAGGCGATCGAGGGCCGGCTGTTGTCGGTCCAGGGTCCGCCAATCCCGCGCTAACCGCAGGACGTCTCCGGCGGTCCTATGGCTTGCACGATCGATGCGTCTGTCGGCGGAGTGGGGGCGAATAGTTACGCGTCCATTCCGGCGGCGGACGCATACCACGCCGCGCATCTGGAGTCGGAGCGATGGTCGAACCTGGAGACAACGCAGAAATGCCAGGCGTTGCAACAGGCCACGATCGCGCTCGACGCTCGGATGCGGTGGTACGGGTTCGCGGCGTCCAGTACGCAAGCGTTGTCCTGGCCGCGTATCGGCGCAATCGATCGAAACGGCTACGAACTGTCGTCAGGTACCATTCCGATCGAGTTGGTCCGTGCGACGGCGGAACTGGCGCGGCGGCTCGCGCTCCGGTCAATCGAGGTGCAGGCGAACGCCGGCGGTGTCGATACGGGCGCGTTCAAGTCCATCAAAGCCGGTCCGGTGACGCTCGAATACAATACGGCCGGCGCGGTCCGATCGGCTGTGACGCTCGACGATGACGTGTTCGTCGATGACGTCGCGTACATGCTCGAAGGACTGGGACGGCTCCGCACGCGTGGCGGCGTCGGCATGATCGGATTGAGGCGCGGCTAGTGGGACTGACCGAGACGGTCCGGGCGGGCATCGCGGCGGCGCGCGAGGCGGTCGAGGATCTGTTGATCGACGTCACGCACATTCCAGCGATCGGGCGCAACGAGAACGGGGTGATCTACGGCGCTCCGGTGACGCGGCAGGCGTTCGTCGAGGACGGGCAGACCGAGGCGCAAGGCGCGGCGATGGTCGCGGAGTCCACAGCCAAGCTCACTTTTTTCGATCCGATTCCGTTGACGCCGGACGATTATTTCGAGGTGCCGCCGAACGCGTTTATTCCCTACGGGATTGCAGGCGAAGTGCTCCGCCTGGCGGCTCCGCTCGGCGGCGACAAAAAGCCGTTGATCTCTGAGGTGTGGCTCGGCAGCGGCGCGAGGCCGGCGTAATGGGGTTCGAGTTGAAGGGCGTCGCGAACATGGACGCGCTCATGCGGCGGATCGCCGAGGCGGTGCCGAACGCGGCTCCGGAGGCGCTCTACCGGCGAGCCGAGGCGATCAGCGAAAAATCCGATCCGCTGGTGCCGGTCGATCTGGGGACACTCAAGGGATCGAGATTCGTGGATCGTCCACAGCACACCGGGACGACGGCAAGCGTGCGACTCGGCTACGGCGGTGCGGCGGCTCCGTATGCGCTGTTCGTGCATGAGGACATGTCGGCGCATCACGAGGTTGGACAGGCGAAGTACCTCGAACAACCGTTCCTCGAAGCAACGGCGACGCTGGGCGCAGACATCGCGGACGATTTGCGAGAGGCGGCGAAGGATGCCGGAGCATGAGCACTCTTGAGGCGTTGGCGCAATATCTCCAAGACGAGGGGTTGGGCGTTCGCGGTACGTCGATTTTTCTTGGCTCGCAGGCGTCAATACCGGCGGGCGCGGGACCGTACATCATCCTGATCGAAACACCGGGGGAACCGCCCAGAGCGACGCACAACAAGGGGTTTATCGCGTATCGCCGGCCGCATGTCCAGGTCGTAATCGCCGCAAAGGACGTGACGATCGCGCGGGCGAAATCCGAGACGGTGTTTCAATCGTTGTCGTTCGTCAATCGCCGGATCGGGGACGTGGATTTCCTCAAGGTGCGGCCACTCCAGGATCCGAACGATTTCGGGGCGGACGGTGTCGGGCGTTCTCAACAGAAGTGGAACCTTGCGTGCGAACGAGCCGCGTAGGGGAATAGGAAAGGGTACACGACTATGTCTCTTGCACGTCAGACGACGGGAACGCTCGTCAAGCGCAACGGTGTCACGATTTCGGAACTGTTCTCTGTCGCTCCGCCGAAGTTCCGCCGGAACAAGATGGAGACGAGCACGCACAACGACGGGCGCGAGTCGAACCAGTTGGGAATGATCCGCCAGGACGACGGCGCGTTTCGGATCAATTTCGTCGAGGACGACGCGACGCACAATCAAATTTTCGACGATTTGCTGGCGAACACGAACGCCACGTGGTCGTTTATCATGCCGTCCGGCGTGTCGTACTTCGGGCCGGGGCGCGTCCAGAAGTGGGAACCGGTCGATGCGCCGACCGATGGCGTCCAACAGGTAGACGTGGCGATCACGTGGTCCGGCCCGGTGGATATGACGTAAAATGGTCGGCGCCGGGGTTTCCGGTGTCGAGTCACGCAACAGGCGGACGGCGACGGGCAACCGGTCGATCGTCCGCCTGTTGTCTTTTGCAGGGGGTAGCATGAGCGAAGGTCAGGATCAGGTAGTGGCATTGCCGGACGCATCGCGCGAAGATTTTTTCGCGAAAGCAGGCGAGCGCAAGCTGGCAACGGAACGCGTCGCGTTTCCGGAATTGGGGATGGCGATCACGTTCCGACAGTTGAAGGGACACGAGGTCGATCAGTACCAGAAGGCGCGCGTCGCGGTCGAGAACGATCGGCAGATTTATGACACGTCGCGATCGCGGGCGCAGTTGTTCGCGCTCGGCGCGATCAACGCGGACGGTACCAAGATGTTCAGCACGAAGGGCGACATTGACAAGCTCAACGGGTTGGACAACGTCATCCTGGAGCGCGGCGCGGAAGTCGTCTCGCGGCTGTCCGGCCTGAAAACGACCGCAGTGAAAGCGGCGGGGGAAGTCTCCGGAGACGAACAGACCGACAGTTCGTTTTCCGGTTAGCGGGGCATCTGCACAAAACCGTCCAGGAAATCGACGATCTACCCTGGACGGAGATTGTCGAGTGGATGGCGTCGGAGTCGGTGATCGGACCGCTGAGCGATCGGCGGTCCGATATACACAACGCGCATATTGCGTGCCGGATGGCGAACCTGCACGGGCGCAACCCGGAAACGGATCCGGAGCCGTTTCCGCTTGAGAAATTCCTGCTCAAGTGGGAACAGGGCGAAGCGGTCGAGGCGCCGAGTCAGGTCGGCTATTACGGCGTCGAGGATGGCGCAAAGCGGTCGAGCATCGCCGACTGGATGATGCGGAAACGTCAAGCGTTCGAGGCCAAACGTCGGGCGGACATGGAAGCGAACGCCGGCCGTACGCCGATGACTCGGCGCCGGAGGTCATAACGTGGACGGCATCTCGATCGGCACGATCTACGGGCTATT